CCCCGCCGTTCCAGCCATATGCGGCACTCCTGGTTAAATTTCATTTTTCGCGGGTATAAAAAAACGATGGGGCGGGCAGTCCGGAAGACGTCAGGTCACAGAGATTTGACCCGCCCCTCCCATCAGACAGTTGAGAATTATTATCACTTCAGCCGTTCACGGGCCGTCTTCGCCTTATGACAAGGCCAGCACAGACTCTGCAGATTACAGTCGGCATCAGTGCCGCCATGCGCTTTAGGGATGATGTGGTCAACGGTTTTCGCCTCACGCACCACACCAGCACGCAGACATAACTGACACAGTCCTTTATCACGCTTCAGCACGCACGCGCGGATAACATCCCACTTCGAACCGTAGCCGCGCTGGTGACGGGATTGTCTAGGTTTGTACTGCTTCCAGCCTTCGCTTTTGTGGCTTTCGCAGTAGCCTGACGGGTCTGTGGTTATAGAGCGGCAGCCGCGAACACGGCAGGCTTTTGGTGTTCGTGGTGGCATGATAGGCTCCCCTCGTAAATGAGGTGATACACAAAATGAAACAAAAAAATACTGGTAGTACCAGCATCCTAAATTACAGATTCCATAACATGCTCAATGCTGCTAATGGCAAGAAAGGATGTTTTTAAATGACAAGCGATAATCTGGACTCCAAGCCCACAATTGAAGATGTTGATTTCAAGCATTTGATCTGCGTCGCAGGAGGAATCATCGAGGATCTAAAAGGCCCATTTATATTCAAGGCTCCAGAAAATATTAGGCGATTACTTAATCATAAGGGAGTGAATGAAATAAGTAATCTCTCTCAAAAATTTAATGCAGATTCTCCATCTTGCTATTAGAGTTCAGCAGCTGGCACTCAGTGAATGCCTGCTGTAACGACTACTCCAATAATAATGGATGCTCTATGGATACATACTAAAATATGGATGTTAAATAATTGCTAAGTCTTTTTGCATTCTTACAGAATGCCAAAGCATCTTCCTGAGTACATAAGAGCTTTCCTTGGGATATAGGCTTAATAGACTCTCCTGTTTTTTCATAGAGCTTAACAATGTCACTAGAAATTTTGTTTGCAGATTGGACATTTTTCAAGGCAGCGATACCTGAAGCCCGCCCTAAAGATGTCCCGTTGATCTCAATCCCCTTTTTAGATGCAAGCGTTATAGCGGTTAACTCCAATTCGCGCCAAGCTGAAAGTACAGCAACATTAGGCTGAGTACTAGCAAGACTCTCAAAAATATTGAAATTCTCAATGAGTTGTGTCGGCAGGACAGGATTTGTTCCAGGTAAATTTTTAATAACCTCTATACTTTTAGATTCTATTTCAAACATTTCTTTTTTAAATTTAATCTCATAGTCACCTAGCTTAACTGTATTAAGACGACCTAAAACCATTATTATTTCTTTTTTTAAAGTAAAAAAGACAATCAAACAAGCAAGAACAATAAATAAAACATTGCCTTCTTTAAGAAGCATCTCTATCCAGTAAAAAAAAGTATAGTCCGTCATTTTCAGTTCTCAAATAGAAATAGTTCTCTCAGTATACGTATATTGAGCTCTGCTATCACTTAGTTTATACAACGTTATGCTGGCCACACGCTCGTAGTTGACGTGCATGTGGCTACTCGCTATTTTAGGTATTTTGGACATCTTCATTAATGCTGAACAGGCACTTCTTGCTGCGGTCTTTCCACTTTACTGCTTCATGGCTCACTCTTCTCTGCTTCAATTTTACGAATATCAGCCTTATCCCTATTACAGGCAGCCAGCACTGACAGCAGGCTCACGTTTAAATCCAGACTATCTTTGTAAGTCAGCGGATCAGGAATAGCTGGCTGTGGGGTTTCAGCGGTCAGGTTCGCCGGTAGTGGTACCGCCGGAACTGGCACGTAAATTGTCCGCGTACCGGCGCAGCCGCTCAGTTGCACGAGCAGGAACAAGACGGGAAGCGCAATCATCATTCTCAACAGCCACTTTGATATCTTCCTGGGTTCTCTGTGACTCCAGTGCGATCTGCTGTTTTGCATGCTGGTTAGCCTCCAGAACTGTATTTACGATTTGTATTGATTGCAGGACGTTATTGGTAATGGCAGTTGCCGATTCAGCATTTTGTACAGCCTCATCAGCACGTTTCTTTTCATGCTGATATTTGCTGTAGTAGTAATTCGCTGACCAGATGAAAGAGCCAATGACAGTAAAGAAGAAAGCAGAGATAGCCAACTTATAACTCAACTTCATTTACCACCCCACCAGCCTCTTTAAATCGGGCAATCAGGTCACCGATTCTATGTTCATACTGACCGTAACCAGCGCCCGGCAGTGAAGCCCAGATATTGCTGCAACGGTCGATAGCCTGACGAATATCACCGCGATCAATCATCGGTAAAGCGCCACGCTCTTTAATCTGTTGCAGTGCCACAGCGTCCTGGCTTTTCGGAGAGAAGTCTTTCAGGCCAAGCTGCTTACGATAGGAATCCCACCAACGGGAAAGAAGCTGGTAGCGCCCGGCTGCTGTTGATTTGAGTTTGGGGTTTAGCGTGACAAGTTTGCGAGGGTGATCGGAGTAATCAGTAAATAGCTCTCCGCCTACAATGACGTCATAACCATGATTTCTGGTTTTCTGCCGTCCGTTATCCGTTCCTTCTGACCATGCCACCATATCGAGGAAAGCTTTACGCTGGGAATTTAGTACCTGCATAAATTACTCCTTAGAGCCACCAAACTTATTACCGATTACTCTCATTGCAGCCCCACGAATAGCATCGACACCGATCAACCCAACGCCACCACCAATGGCAACAGAAAGCGATTTAGGCCATCCGACATACTCAAGAGCGGATGCAAAAGTCAGCGTCAGAGCGCCACAGAGTAGAATTTCGAGTGTTTTTCGCTTCCAGCCACCACCACCGCCAAAATAGGCAATGCGCAACCCAGCCATAACGATCGACATAATCACTGCGCCCAGCGGTGTGTCTCCACGCCACCAGCTCTGGACCAACTCCAACCAGGTATTTGGGTTATGAGGCATTTGTAGTTATCTCTCACCTCGCTGATACAGCAGGTGCAAATTGAGGGAACATCATGTACCGCAAATCAGAAGCGGAAACGTCAAAGAAGCCGAACCAATGGATAACTGCGGAATAGGCCAGAACCAACGAATCCCCAGCCCCAGAAACGACAAAACCCGCTCGACGCGGGTTTAAGCTGTGTGGCGAAGTAACCACTCTTAACACGATACAATACTTTTTGCGTACGCGTTAAGATTTTTTTATAATTACTTACCTTTCTCACACCAAATGTAAAAGCAATATTTTTTGATAATCCTGTTGTTTAAAGGGAATAGCATGAAATCAATTGTACACTTATCCGACTTACACTTATCAGACTCAAAAAAATATGGTTTTCACTGGAAGAAAGCCAAAGAACTGGTCACAGTATTAGTTAATGATATACATTCATTAAGTAAAGAAAACAACCTCCAGATAGATGCCATTTTTTTTACTGGGGATTTAACGTTTTCTGGAACCAAAGAGCAATTTCAACTATTTGATGAACATTTCCTCTCTCCACTTATTCAAAAGCTGAACATCAGTAAAAAAAACATTTTTATAACCCCAGGCAATCATGATGTGGACAGAAGTAAAGTTCATCCACTTGAAAAACAACTGCGAACTGGTTCGGACGAAAATTTCATATCATCATACTTTGATATGATAAATAATGGAGAGTATTCATGGGAACGTCTCTACGAGTACTGTGAATATAATAAAACAATATTAGATCATCATTCTGATGTTGAACAATCTGGACGCATGATTACATGCTTTAAAGTAACAAACAAATTATACGTCGTTAGCGTAAATAGCGCATGGTTAGCTATGGATGATAATGATATTGGTAACTTACGAATTACCCAAAAGCAAATTGATTTTATCAATCGTGCCAAAATACCTTCTGATGCAAAAATAATATTATTATGCCATCATCCTTTAGATTGGTTGAATAAGAATGATCGTGACATTTTTTCAACATTTATTGAAAAAAAAGTTTCAATGTTCTTTTTTGGTCATATGCATGATTTTAAACAAAAACTAGAATCTAGTTTTTGTGAAAACATCACCCTCTTTTTGCAAGCAGGAACTTTGGATACTAGTGAAAATGTATCAGGCTATTCATTAATAAATTTTAATAGTTCAAATGTCATATCAGACGGAAGAATTTTTTATAGAAAATATAATAAAGAAAAAACATACTATGAACCATGGGAAGAAAGAGGAAATGGTGGTGTTTTTGATTTCACCACTGAGAAAACTCTAACTTTTGACTCTGAAAAATTTGCAACATTATCTAATGAGATTCTAGAGAAAACTGATAAGGATTTATTAATTAACATTGGAATCTCTGATGAAAAGAAAAAAAGTCTAAGAACTCTATTTACTGAACCAAATTTCCTTGAATTTGCTCTTGGAGCCATGCCTTCTATGGAGATTAAGTCCACACAAGAATTACTAGAAGGACGAAACAACCTTGTGATTGTAGGAAACCATAGCTCAGGTAAAACATCTCTTTTAAAATACCTATTCATTAAGAGTCTAGAAAAACAGGCCTGCAAAGACTTCAGTAACTTTGCATTTTTCTTAGATTTAAATGCAATTGAATTAAATAGCTTAAATACAATTGTAAGCGCATTATGTACACAATATTTCAATGCAGATTCGACCACATCTTTTGAAGAAAAAATTAAAAAAATGTTACATGAGGGAAGATGTGTTATATATATTGATAATCTGGACAATATAAATACAAAAGAACAATGTGTAATTTCTGATTTTTTTATAAAATTCAAAGAATGTAGATTTATCGTAACTGCTGGCTATAATAATTCAGATCTGGTAGTTAAAATATTATCAGATGAAAGCAAAGCTAAATTTCATGCAATTGCTATAGGTTCATTACGCAGATCTAATGTTCGCGATATTGTATCAAGATGGCACGACACAACATCACAAAATATAATATACAAAGAAATCACGCGAACAATCAACAATTCGCAACTTCCTCATAATTATTTTACATACTCAATGCTTTTAGCTATTTATGAAGTTGATCATGACGTTAAAGGAATATTAAGTGAGTCTGATATTATAGAAAACTTCATAGAAATTTTGCTTCGTAAACATTTTATGGATACTCCGCCTAATAAGCCACAATTTAAAGAACTTCGGCATTTTCTTGGATATTTAGGATTTACATTATTCAAAAACAAATGTAATTTTATTTCAAATAATGATCTTCTGCAGACTGCAATAATTTTCAATAGAGATACCATGCATGATTATCAAGTAGAAGACTATATAAAACCATTAAAAGAATGTGGAATATTGAAAGAAGAGCTATGTAATGTGATTTTCTCGCAGCCTTGCTTTTTATACTATTCCATCGCTTATTTCATGAAGCATAACGAAGAGCTAAAGAAAGAAATTTTATCCGATAATAATTATCTACATCTACATAAAGTTATTGAATACTATTCATCGCAGAACTCATCTAGTCTTGATTTATTATACTTACTTAAAAAGAAGACTAATGCAATCAAATCTTCTTTATCTGAACGAATGCTCGAAGATAAGGGAATAAATATTGAAGATATAAAGATTGAAGACTCTAATACTTTCTCTATTTTAGATATGGTATCAACCCAAGATGATTTCGAAAAAAAGATAGAATCACTCCGTGCAGATAGAGAAAAAGATGACGCGCGACTAGATGAATTATCACCTTTATCTGATAAAGATAAAAAAGCTAATATATCAAATGTTAGAGCGGAAGGTAATAATAATCTGTTACATGATCTTATTAACACTTTATCTCTTTATGCAAGGGTATTCCGTAGTACTGAATTATCTATGGAAAGAGAAAATATATTAAATATATTTAATGACCTTGTAAAGGGTTATGTTTTTTACATGAAAGCGTCACTAGTACTAATGGATGATTCATTTGTTCTTCCAGTAATACTCCCTGCATTAGAAAAGAAAATGCAAGAGGATAAATTAACCGATAACGAAAGACAACGAGTTTTTGAAATGTTTAAACTAGTATTGTCTTTAGTTCGCTCAATGATCCCAAATAACATACAGTTTATTATGAGCAATGACTTAAGCTCGAAAAAACCACGTATTGCAAACATTATTACTGAATCAAAAGACTCAAATAGCAATCCTGTAGAAAAGGCTATTTTAACTTTCACCTTAATGGATATTAAAGATGAAATGGTTATACAATTAGCTAACGATTTAGCAAAGATACAAAACAAAGTTGTTCAAGAATCTCTTTTCTTCAAGATTAATCAAATTATAACAAGTAACTATGATTTAAAAAGAACTGAAGAAGAAGCATTGAAAGAGTTAGCAAAAAACATTGGCATTAAAAGAAAATTAATTCTCACACCCAAGATTAGTGATGCCTTTAATACGTTAAACCGCATAGGACATTAAAATGCCACTTTTTTGATATAATTAAAAACCACCCGTAACAGGGTGGTTCTCTACCTCTGCTGCAATATATCTCAAATAATTAAAACGAGCAGGAATTTACCTATCAAAAAACTTGACTACCGGAATTCGAATTTAAAACCCCATTAGTCTTTTTAGGTTTTGTCATTTTCAAATTAGCTTTCATACTACATGCCATAAAATATTGGGTAAGAAAAATGGTATTTAAATAATTCCAAGAAGTAGTTTTATCATAAAAATAATTAATTCTTTGTTTCTTATTCATGCACACTCCTTAGTAAAATATAGAAATAAAAGACAAATCACTTATAAATGTCATGTTAAAAAAATTCTCATCATGATTATTGATGAGTGATTTTATATTATCAAAAAATTATATTATTAACAACTCTTGTTTATTACTCAACCAATACCAAAATCATTAGCCACGCATATATATTTTCAAACATATAAAAACAACACACAATATAAAATCCAGCCACAAAAACTCGCACTTCTATTTTATGAAATAAAAACACCCTTCAATAAAACCTAAAGCAGTTTGCAATTCCTTTCTAATCGTACCGTCCGAACATTTTCGCTTCTTCGCAATAGTTCTAAGCGAAATACCAATAACAAAATGAGCTATAATTAGCTCATATTCCTCTGGTTTATACTTGCGCAACCGAGCCACACAACTATCTATCATAATGCCTTCGTCATCATCACACTGAATCCGGGACTTTTTGCCATGAGGTAAAAGCCCCTTGAAGCCAGCGGCTACCGGTTGCCAATCCACACCACTGTTATCTGCTGCAGCCCATGCTCCCCAGCGGTCCAATACTTCATACATATCACGCATCAACTTTCTCCACAAAATCAGGCCAGCACGCCAATTGCCAGCGCACGATCGATAAAACGAAATATCAGCTCCAGCTGGGAGCCATACTTCTCTTCAAATGCCACGGTATCCGCATGCAGCTCGTCGTGATGCTTTCTGCACAAAGGCAACACAAAGAGGTCATGCGCTTTTGTACCCATTCCCCCCTGACCGTGGCCTATCAGGTGGTGGGGATCATCAGCAGGCTTTCCACAACATGCACACGGCTGTGTCTTAACCCAGCGTGTGTACTTTTCATTAACCCAGCGGCGACGTTTTGGGCGTAACATAAAAGACTCCGGCGACTCCGGATCCACTTTCAGCGCCAGCACCTTTTTCGCCTTATCCTGGATGATGCTGGTGGCAGGAACCGAAGGCACAAGGTCACTTTCCCGGGTGACAGACGGCACAACAGGCTTCGGTAATCTCAGTGCCTTACGGGCTGCACTTTCCGGTAAGGCATCAGCCAGGTCATTACGAATCAGCCACCAGCACAGTTCCGGCATTGTCACAACGTGACTGTCATCAAAACCGAGATCCCGACGCACAACAGACAACACCCAGCGGGCACAGTTATCCGTTGCCATTGATTCCAGCCGTTCCGTGAACTGATCGCGCAGCTGGTTATCGCAGTGCCAGCACAGACGGATTGCGCCCGGAGCGTGTCGCATTGTGGTCATGTTCTCGCTGTGCCAGTCGGAATGAGGCCACTGGCAGCCTTTTTCACGAAGTAACCAGCTTTCAAGACATTCCACGCTACCAGCACGACGGATCACTGCCTCATTGCGGAACACGGCCCGAACGGCAGGATCATCCGCCAGCGGTTGTGATGCCGCCGGAACAGCACCACTGGCGAAAGATGAATAACGTTCCGGCTCAGGCTCCAGTAGGACACGCCCCTGCATAAACAAGGGCATCAGCTCTGAACCTGGCCTGAACAATACGATCCCCATACGCGGGGCAATTTCAGGGGTCAGTAGTGCTCTCACGGTCACCTCAATGAACGGTATCGAGCAGCTTTAACAGCTCAGGGAATCGGGATTCGAAGAAATGCGGCTGCGTCTCGCGCGGATTTGCGGGACTGGTGATGTTCTTGCCGAACATGCAGCCTTTCGCTGTCAGCGACCAGAATTTTTTGATGTTGTTAATCGCGGTACGGCTGTATCGTTCGCGCTGCTCGACGATCCCCAGCTTCACCATCTGGTGATATGCCTGATTAGCCGTCAGGCGGATACCATACTGTTTCAGCAGTGCACTCAGTGACAGTGTCGGGCGACTTGAGCCATCGTGTGCATCAGCAGGAGCATCAATGGCATAGCGCGGTGCCAGATTCGGTAAACCAACAGCCTCCTGGAGTTTCTGACAGGCACCAAGCACTGAAGAGTTAGACAGGTTTAACTCCCGGCGCATAAAGTCCAGCAGGATCACGCCAGCCTGCATCTTGTCAGCAGCCTGCCCGGATAATTTTTCCGGTGCGCTGGTTACCATATCGAAAGTACGGATCACCTTCAGATGGAATGACGGGCTGATCCACATTGCATAGGCATACACCAGTTCTTTGCAGACATACGTCCCCTGGTTATTTCCGCCATTAATGACGCTAACTGGTTGATTTTGTTCCAGAGGCGGAATTTCACCCTCGGTGAAAAGTTGTTCAATCAATTCACTGGTTTGCTTATTGGAGAGCCAGTATTTCGGGCGGTTTTTTTGTTCTCCCCCGGCTGCCCTGTGCAGATCGTTCAGGCTGTAACGCCCAAAAGCATCACGACGAACTTCAATACCATCAATGAC